GTTGATATTGTTCGCTATTGCTACACATGAAAACACACGTGGAGTTGTAACCGCTAATACTGATACACAGTTAAAGTCTAAGACTTGGGCTGAGTTGAATAAGTGGTACAACCTATTTATAGGTAAAGAGTTATTCACCTATACTGCTACCGCATTGTTTAGTGCTGATAAACAGTATGAAAAGACATGGCGGATAGATGCTATTCCGTGGAGTGAAAGTAACCCAGAGGCATTCGCAGGCTTACACAATCAAGGTAATAGAATACTTATCATATTTGATGAGGCATCTGCAATATCTGACAAGATATGGGAAGTAACAGAGGGTGCTTTAACAGATAAGGAAACGGAAATCATATGGTGTGTGTTTGGTAACCCTACACGTAATAGTGGTAGGTTTAGAGAATGTTTCAGAAAACATCGTAACTACTGGACTACATATCAGATTGATAGCCGTACTGTTAAAATCTCAAACAAGGCTAAATTGCAAGAATGGGTTGATATTCATGGTGAGGATAGCGACTTTGTAAAGGTACGTGTTAGAGGTTTATTCCCTAGTGCATCTGATACACAGTTTATCTCCGCATCAATAGCAGATGAAGCACAGAAGAGAGTATACAGAGTTGGTGAGTTTAACAACCTGCCTGTAATAATCGGTGTAGACCCTGCATGGACTGGCGGTGATACATTAGAAATCGTAATGCGTAATGGCTACTCTATGAAGTGCTTGGCAACGATTGAAAAGAATGATGATGATATGCGTATGGCTAACCTTATTGCACAATTTGAAGATGAATATAAAGCTGATGCGGTATTCATTGACCAAGGCTACGGAACTGGTATATACAGTATCGGTAAATCAATGGGTAGAAAATGGCGGTTAGTTGCCTTTGGTGGTAAAGCACCTAATGATATGTACTTGAATATGCGTGCATATATGTGGGGTGAGATGAAAGAATGGCTAAAAGAGGGCGGTTCTATTCCACCTAATGACCAAGGGTTATATGACGATTTAACCAGCCCAGAAGCTATCATCGATAAGAATGGGCGAATACAACTTGAAAGCAAAAAGGATATGAAAGAACGTGGCTTACCATCTCCAAACAAAGGCGATGCATTAGCCTTGACCTTTGCGTTCAGGGTCAATAAAAAAGTGAATGTAGGGAGTAGGGTTCATGCTAATACAGAGTATGATCCATTTAAACGATAAGGGGTGATTAAATGTGCATGAAAAATAAGATGCCTGACACACCAATGCCAGCACCTGCACCAACTGTACAAACAGATGATGCAACTACAATGACTGGTGAAGATTGGTATGCTAAAAAGCGTAAAGGCAAACGTGGTTATGAAAGCACAATTCTTTCCACGGCAACAACTGGCACTAAGAACACATTAGGGGGTTAATGATGCAAGGAACTATCCTATCAACGCTTGCTAGACAACCGACAAATGCGATGCCTAAGAAACGTGATTACACGAAAATTAAGGCAAAGTTTAATGCTATGTTCAACAATCGTCAAAAGTACGTTGCTAAGTGGAAAGATATTCGAGATTATCAACTACCTTTCCTTGGACTGTTTGACGATGAACAAGACCAATCGAAAGTCTACACCGACAAAATAAATAATGGTGTGGCTTGGGAAAGTTGCCAAATATTCGCATCAGGTGTAATGAGTGGCATGACACCGCCTAGCCGTAAATGGTTTAAGCTGACATTAGAGAATACCGACCTAGCAGCTAATAGTGATGTTAGTAAGGTACTTGATGAACGTGAAGAGATACTCTACGCAGTATTTGCTAAGTCTAATTTCTATAACGTAGTGCATCAAGCCTATATGGAACTACCATTTGGACAAGCACCTATGTCTATTATGCCTGACCCTAAGTTTGGTGTAAGGTTCACATCTTATCCAATCGGTACATATGCATTAGAGTGTGGCAGTAATGGTGAGGTAAACACCTTTGGTAGAAAATACCGAATGACTGCAGACCAGCTAGTTGAAGAGTTTGGCTATGATGCTTGTACTGAACAAGTTAAACGTGAATATGATGATGGCAAAGGTAATGCAACAACTCATGTTGTGTGTTGGTTGGTAACACCTAATAAAGACCGTAACGGAAAACTAGGTAATAAGAATATGCCTTACTCATCTATCTATTGGATAGAGGGGAGCAACTCCGATGAAGTACTAAGACATAGTGGCTTTGAGGAATGGTCTATTCCTATTGCTAGACATACCACACATGATCTAAGCGGTTATGGTAAAGGGTGTGC